GAAGGTCCAGGTAATAATATAGCTGGACCTTCTGGGTGTGTTTATATACTAAAATTTCACGCCACGTGTTAGTCTCGATACCACGCGGTTACGGGGGCTTTCCACCCCCGAAGCCCCCCCCTAAACTATAAACTATGCGATCAAATATGATTGATATATAGCCAATGATAGGCCACAACATCCCCGATCATCGACTAAAAATTGCAAGCAATTTTCTTCACGCTCGATCGGCGATCTTGAGAACAACTGCTTACATAAGCAACGTTTCAAGAATTAAGGGTTCAGTTTCAAGAACATGCGGTCAACCATGCGGTCAACTAGTATATAAAGGACAGCATCCCCCACATTAAATTCACTAAAATGAATGCCAATGAAGTTATTGAAGATGCTACACACAATCCTTTTCTTCCAACTATTAATGAAGAAAGAGTGTGGGATGCGAACGTGGATGTAGCAGACACCGCAGTATTAAACCACATCCGAAATGCCATTGCAAGACTCAACTTCTATCTCAGACATCCACTATTAGGTGAAGAAATGGATGAAGAGCATTTTATTCACTTAAGATCTGAATTAAGAAGATATACTACTTATTTAAATAAAGCTCATTATAACTATTTTATTTTATACAGTATTAACTTTAGCGCTTGAAGTAAAATAAGTCAACAAAGGAACATCACTTTTAGTTTTAACAATACAACCAATAGTATAAGTTCTTTCATAATGAAGAGCTACAGGATTAGCTGAAGATGATCTCATTTTTTCTTCAAAAATGAACAACTCGGAACGACCCTGCAAACCATTAACAATTTCATTAGGAGTGGTACCAACAATAGAAACACATTTCATTCTTTTAAACACATTAGCCATTGTTCCATAAAATTTATGAACAATAGAAGATTGTTTGATAACGCCAGGATTTAAAATAGTATTTGCGGTCTTTACACAATTAGTAAACCGTTTAGGAGACAAACGATTTTGAAAACCAGCACCAGTTAACTGCGCAGCTCTAATCAAATTAGGACCAGTCAAAGAACAACCATTCAAAAGATTAGAAGTAATAGAACTACCAGCAGATGAAGTAAATTGTTTCTGTCTAAGATCACCACTTTTCAAAAGATAATTTTGACAAATCAACGGTTGACTATCAACTCTATCAGTTGATAAATCAGTAGTTGCAGCAGCACCAATAGTCCTATTTTGAATTTTCACAGAAGAAACAGATTGAATCTCAACATGCATAGACATTAAATTAATCATAGATGCAACATTAGAACGAGAAATAACAGCAGAATCCAAACTCAATAAAATAAATTTATGAGGTTCTTGAGAATTAGCATTCCTAATATAATCAAACATCTGAGTATCCATAGCAGTGAACCCATCTAGAATTTGAGTCATACTTTGATTAGAAGCCGTATTATAAGCATAAGTAAATAAAGCACCACTAATTTGATCGATTGTAATATACTGCAAAGTAAATCCAGCAGATTCATTAAACGCAGTTAAAGGTAATTCTTCATCTCTTTCATTAATAGTAATTCCAGCCAATTGAAAACCTTTCCGAATAATAGCCGCCATTAAAACTTTAACTTCAGAACGAAGTTGTCTAGTAGAATGATGAATATAAACAGCATCAGGATCTGAAATATTACCATATATCTCATCAGTAACATGAAATCCTTTCAATTTAGATTGGGTGAAAAAACTATTCCTAGGAGTCTTCTTTCTATTGAAATTACCACCATAAGTACTATTCCCCATTTCACTTTTAGTTTGGTTAACCTTTTCAGGATGAGTAAGATCATAAGCTTGTCCAGCATAATGCCAGCCAACAACAGCACCTGGCACATTTAAATGAATAAATCCTAAAGCTGCACCAGAAGTTTGAGCTGCAGCACGAACAACAGAACTACGACCAGATGATGTAGAAGATCGTCTAGAAGATGAGTACCCGAGAACGGGATTACTTGATGAAGAACTACTACTTCTTCGACTAAGGGCACTTGTTGGAACATATGAAGAAGATGATCTTGGCTTCTTCCTGCTTCTACGTTTTTGCACATAATTACGTTTTCTTTTCATTAGTTAAAGTATATATTAATTATCTTCTTCTCGTGGTGCGGTAACGACGCACGACAGCCCTCCGGTAACGCGGACGAACAGCAATACGACGACGACTAATCCTAGTAGCGGGACGCCGACGTACAACTTGACGAGATCTTCGGACATAAGGCATATTTTTATTGGTTAAAGTCTATAACTTGATCTTGTGACTCTTTTAAAATCACCGTAAAACGTCGGAGTAAAGGATCAAGGGTACCACTATCTGACCAAATTTCTTCAAGCGTATAATTTGATGTAACAATAACCATTTTCGGACGAATATAGCGCATAGTTCCTTTAATACTTGCTAACATAGGCCATCGATCAGCTAATCTCTTTAACATTCCACCCCATTTCACTTGATATTTATCCATATCTTCTAAATAGATTACTTCTTCATCATTATAAAGATCAAACCATTTAAGATCATCCATTTGTTTCTTATAACAATTAGGAAATGTAGTTTCCACAGAATGAGACTTTCCAGTCCCAGTAGGTCCATGAATCCAAAAACATTTTACATCTTCAGGAGGTGGCTTTACAAGATTATCTTTGACAATACTTTTCAAAGTAGAATAACAACGAACATAAATATCGGCATCAATTTCATCTAATTTGTTAGCTTTCGCCAAATCCTTAGCCCTTTGCCAACGTAATTTCTCCGCACGGCCTTTGTTCTCATTAGATACAGGTTTCACTCCACGTTCAATAAGAACTCCCGCTTTAGAACAATATTCCTCACTTTGAGCAATAGATCCAAGCATAGTCTCAACATGACAACCTGGTAAACTAGATCGTGCTTGTTGAATTGTTTTAGCATTATTAAATGCAATATAACCTTGAAGATGTTTTGTAAGTGTGGTGGGTGCTACTTCTTTAGAATATGCTACATATTTGCAAGCTATTTGAGACAGATACAATAAAGAAGCGTCATCATAATTATTCCATGTAAAACAAAAATTTCGATTTCGAGACATGTTTCAGTTAGACACCACCACAGAAGGTCCAGGTAATAATATAGCTGGACCTTCTGGGTGTGTTTATATACTAAAATTTCACGCCACGTGTTAGTCTCGATACCACGCGGTTACGGGGGCTTTCCACCCCCGAAGCCCCCCCC